AATCAGCAAAATACACAGGTGAATGTGATGGTTTCTGGCACTTCACCAAAGGATAGGGCAGCAGTATTAAAAAAAATGAAAATAAACTAAGCAGATTGGAACGAGAAGCTATCCGCGACAACATACACATGACTCCAAAAGACATATTTGAGGTCTATCTTCGAACTTCCTATGGGTTAAGTCCATTTATGGCAAATGAAGCCACTCAATTTGCGTTAGATCTTTTTCAATTAGATGATAATGGTAAATTACCACTCGATTGGGAAATGTGGTATCGAGGTCAGGCTTAGTGGAAGTCAATATATCCTATAGAGATGGTGAAGGTAATCCAACCTCGCCTTTAGACCATCAAGATGAGTATCATTTATTTACAGGTTGGAGTAAACATCAAGTATTAGCGGGATCTTTAGGTACAGGTAAAACGGAAGCAATGTGTATGGAAGCTATCCATCAAAGTGCAGCATTTCAGGGTAATTTAGGGTTAATGGGTAGAAAAGTATTGGATTCGTTCAAAAAATCTACATTAATTCAGTTGCTCGATCTTGGTCAGGGGTTTATTGAAAAACATCGCGCCCAAGACCGAGAAATTATCTTTAAAAACAGGTCAAAAATCGTGTATATGGCGTTGGATGACTCCAGAGACTCAATTCAAAGGATAAAATCTATGAATTTAGGGTGGTTTGCTTTTGATCAGATTGAAGAAATGACCGAAGCCACTTTTATCGCTGCTGCGGGTCAGATGCGTAGAAAAAACGCGATGCGTTGTTCTTTTCACACTTGCAATCCAGCAGGACATGATTGGGTATGGAAAAGGTGGAAAAAAGATAAAGAAAAACAGAATAAAACGCAGGGAGATTACAGGTTAATTGAAACAATGACTTGGCAACCAGGCGCACCCGCACCTAAAACCGACAAGGAAGTAGCATTATACTCCGATAATCCGCATTTACCTGCCGATTACATTAAACATTTACTATCTATGCCATCACAATGGGTAAATAGGTATGTATATTGTAGTTGGGATGACTTTGCAGGGTTAGTATATCCAGAGTTTAAGCAAGAAACACATTGTATTAAGTCTTTTGATATCCCTGACTGGTGGAATCACTATATAGTCTATGATTATGGATATCGTAATCCAAGTTCTATACTATTTGCAGCTACGGATGAGGAAGGTACGATTTATGTGTATGATTTAATTTATGAATCAGAGCATACGATAGAAATGTTAGTTCCAAAAGTAGAGCGTAGGCTAAAACGCGGAGTTAACTATACATTTTTAGCAGATCCCAGTATTGTGAGGACAGAAAGAGATGGTAATAGTGTTGCAGATGAGTGGTATGAGTATGGAATTGATTGGGAAAAAGCAAAGAACGATAAGCGTGCTGGATTTGAACGAGTTTCTTCGTATTTAAAGGTAGATGAGAATATGCGCTCTAAGTTATTGTTTTTTAATAAATTAAATATGAAACCTTTGCTGGAAGAAATCGTTGACTATAAGTGGAAGGAGCTTAAACATGGTTTTGAGTCTAAAAACTTACCAGAAGAACCTGTGAAGAAAAATGATCACGCAATGGACTGTTTGCGCTATCTAGTACATTATGTAGAGGATAGTGATTCTCCCCATGAGCCTAGTGACGATTATGGTTTATGGAGTTTTTCAAAAAATAAACGAACAAGTTGGATGAGTGCATGAATATAAAAGAAATTCAAGAAGTTTTTGATGCAATGGTAATGAATGACTCGGAATGGTTTAATGCAGCCGAGGAATCTATGCGTTTTTATACAGGTGGCTTTGGTACTGGTCAATGGGAAACAGAAGATTTACAAACATTAAAAGCAGAGGGTAGACCGCCTTTGCAGTTGAATATAATACTTCCAAAGGTGAATCTAGTAACTGGTGTAGAAAGGCAAGGGCGGTCATCTTGGAAAGCAAGACCTGTCGAATCCGATGATGAAAATGAAGCAATGCTCTCTACTGCATTATTATATCATTTGGATCGCAACCGTAAACTACAAAATTTATTTAGTAGAGTATTTAAAGATGGGGTTATTACTGGTCGTGGTTGGGTAGATGTATGTGTAGAGCCAGGAAGGTTTTATGATGGTGAAATTATTATTAAGCGTGAGTCGTGGGCAAATGTCCATATTGACCCTGAAGCTCGTACACAGGATACAAAAGACTGGAATTATTTAGCGAGGAGTAAATACCTTACATTAAATCAATTAAAAAAGATGTTTCCAGATGCAGCAAAAGATATTACTTCTGTAGATGATTTTGTCAATATTCCAGATTCTATCCCTCAAGAAATGGGGTCGTATTATAGTAATGGCAGTGATGTCAGTCCTGCACATTATTTAGATGCAGCACATCAAAAAGTGCGTGTTGTAGAGATGTGGAATCGTGACTATGAACGCGAACATTATATTATTAATAAGGCTACAGGTCGTATATCTCCTAGTGGATATAAAACAAAAAATGCTGCTGGTAAACAAATTCAAGAATTACAACAGATGGAAGAAGCTGCACAAGTTCCAATAAAAACAGATTTTGGTGTTATCAGTAGGGTAGTTCCAAAAACGTATCTTACCATTACTGCTGGTATGCACATCTTACAGGAAAAGAAAAAAAATCCTTATATGCACAACCAATTTCCACTTATCCCTTACTTTTATCACTTTGAAGATATGGGGGATGCAGTAGAAACATTTGGCTTAGTAGAAAACATGAAAGATCCACAGCGTGAAAAAGATAAAAGACGTTCTCAAATGCTGGATATTATTAACCGTTCTCCTAGAGGTGGCGGTGTATTTGCTGGGAATAAGGTTTCACAGGAAGAAATGAATGAAGCATCTACAACAGGTAGGTGGATTGGCATACCTGGATTTAAAGGAAGAGTGACTGACTTTATGCAACAGTGGTCTAATTCACATTTATCCTTAGTAGGTAGTATTTCTGCAATGGAGCAAAAGGCAGAATTTGATGCAAAAGAAATTAGTGGTGCTACTGATCCAATGATGGGAATTGCTACATCAACTAAAGAGAGTGGTATTGCAGCACAAACCAGAATACGACAAGGTATGATGACTTTACAGGAGCAGTTAGAAAACCTTGATTTCACAAAATCTACTGTGCTAATGCAGGCAATACAAAATATGCAGCAATTTTACACACCAGATAAAATTAAAAGAATTATTGGTGCAGAAACAGAAAATGCCGAATCACCTGAAGAAGCAATGGCAATTAATGAAACTATTGCCAAGTTTTTAACTAATTTTGAAAAATTTGAGTTTGATATTGTTCTTGATAAGGGCGAGAACTCACCAACTATGAAAGCTGCCAAAGCGCAGCAGGTGGGCGAACTTGTCAGGAATGGATTTGCAAGTTTATTCCCGCTTTATGTAGAGCTTTCAGACATGGATGCAGGAAGAGAAATCCTAGAAAAATTTGAAGAAGAACGATCCGCACAAATGCAAGCGCAGCAAGCACAGCCTATGGCTGGTGGGGATAAATCGTGATTTATAACACCCCCGAAACAAAGGACAAGGTACAATGGAAGAGCAAGTAAACTACATTGATGAAGTTAAGGAACTGGATGGTACAGCTACCGATACAGTTACCCCTGAATCAGATGTAAATGAGCAAACAGCAGAGACACCTGTTGCAGAAACGCAAAACTACAAAGTCGGAGACAGAGAATTTTCTTCTGTGGATGAGTTAGTAGAATATGCTTCTACTACAGATAAGTCTTATCGGAATCTACAGGAACTCAATGGCAGGCAGACCAATGAACTTGGTGAACTGCGTAAGTCTATTGATGAAATCAGGGCAAATACGACTGTACAAAAGGAAGAGCCTCAATTACCAGAATTAGATCCATACGATCCTAATTCATTCGCACCACATATCTCTAAAATAGTAGAAAAACAATTCGCTGAACAGCGCAAGATACAAGAAAGAGAGATCAATGAGAGTAGGATGAAAAAGTCTCAACAGGATATGATTGATGGTTTTATTAAGTCTCACCCTGATATGTCCAATGAAGAACTCCAAGCTGTTGCCAAATTCGGAGATGAGCGTGGTATTGCACAAATAGATGATGCGTACACGCTTATGAATTTGAACCAGGAGAGGACTAAGGCGAAAACGGAAGGCGTGAAACAAGTCACAGAAAAACTTACCCAAGCAGATGAAGTGCCAACAACACTTTCTAATGCAACTGGTGGGAATAAAACTGCGATTGACTTTGATGCTATCTCTCAGGCAGATTGGAATAAACTACCTGAAGATGTCCGTATGAAGGCTTTAGAACAAACTTCTGCTGGTTAATAAATAATTAATTAGAAGGAGGATAAGATGGCTGTAGACCAGGCTTATTCAGATAGCTTTCTATCATCTGTGAGTCAACTTGGTGTGCCTCAGGGATTTATGTCAGCTATTTTAGATACCGCATCAGTAAATATTGGTGCGGGCGATCAATGGGAGGCTTTAAGCATCCCTGCTGGTACATTAGTAACCGAAGTAGGAATTTTAATAATGACTGCTGAAGGTGCAACAATGACCATAGACGTAGGAGCATCAGATCCAGATGGATTTCTTGATGGAGTAGATGGAAATGTAGCAAATGCTGTATATAATAGTCTTGAAGATGGCGGAGCAGCCAAAGCAGGTGGAGAATATTTTTCTTCTGCTGATACTATTGATGTCACATTTGTAAATGCAGCAGACACAGCAAAGGTAATGATATGGTGTCGTTACGTTGCTAGTAAAGACCTGTAAGGAGGTATGAACTATGGCACATGAATGGGCATCAGGCTTAAATGTATCAAGATGGGCGAAGCAACTTGCGTATGAAGTTGGAAAAGAGATTTATTTCTCTAAGTTCATGGGAGATACATTTGACTCAATGATCGTTGAAAAGGCGATGGATGAAGGCAAAGGTAAAGATGTTACTTTTGGTCTTGTAGGATTAACAGGAACAGTAGTTACAGGTGACTCTTCTTTAGAAGGTAATGAAGATGGGTTATCAAGTTACTCACTCACAGTTACTACTTCTCAAAGAAGATTTGGTGTAACTAATGCAGGTAACTTTGATAACAGTAAAGTTCTTTACGACTTTAGAAATGAAGCTATGTCTCAGCTAAAAAGAGTCTATGCAGAAGATATTGATGCACAGATTTTTTCCGCTATGACTGCTGCTTCAGGTACATTCGGTAATGTACTTGCTGTTACTTCTGCTGGTTCAACTTATAGTAATTCTGACCAATCTGGAAGTTTAGCTTCTAATGGTCAAATTCAGTTGGAAGATATTAGCAGATTAAAGCGTATTGCACAGCTTGGTGGATCTGGAACTTGGAAAATGAAGCCAATTAAGGTAGAAGGTAAAGACTATTATGTTCTTTTAATTCATCCTGAAGTTGCGTATGACCTTTTTAAGTTATCTGGATGGACACAAGCACAGCGTGAAGCTAATGTTCGTGGCGATGACAACCCTCTATTTACAGGTTCTTTAGGAATCTATGACGGTGTTGTAATCCATGAGCATGAAGGAATCACAACAGGTACTTTCAACTCTCAAGCAGGCGCAAGAAACTTGTTCTTAGGAGCAGGTGCTGGCTGTATGGGTAATGTTGGTGATATGACTTGGGTGGAAAAATCATTTGATTATGGTAATAAGCTCGGTGTTGCAGGTGGTAAGATATATGGTGTATCTCGAACTGCTTTCAACAGTAAGGATTATGGTTGTATTCAGTACATCAGTAAGCGTACTGATCTGTAAAAATCAGTAACTAAATAGTAGGGGTGGGGTAACTCACCCTTACTATAAAAGAAAATTATGACATTAACTCAAATTAGAACCGAAATAAGAAATATTACTGGCGTAGAATCAACATCGGTCGTAGCAGATGCTGTTTTAACCGATTTAATTAATAAAGGACAGACTATTCTCGCTGATGATGCAAATTTATTTTATGGATATGGAACAAGAAATAGTATTTCTGGGACAGGTGAATATCCACTGATTACTGGAAATGGTGTAACAGTCAACACTTGGACTATTGTAGAAAATGCAGCAGCAGCAAGTAGTCAAAGTTTAGCCAATATGATTCGTATTTATCGTGTGGATTTTGATGGTGATCAGATGACACGCATTGGTATGGATCAAATTCATAATATTTCCAGTGACAATGGAGATATTCAAATGCCTTCTGCTTATGGGTATTATATTAACGATGTCAACTTAGGAATCTTTCCTATTCCTCAAGTAGTTAAGGTGATCAAAGTATATTACTATCATTTACCTACTACATTAGCTAGTGATAGTGATGTTCCTATAATTGATAGTAGATACCACGAATGTTTAATTTATTATGGTGCTTGGAAAACCGCAGAAAGATTAAGAGATATGAATATGATCCCTTATTTTAAAAATGAGTGGCTAGAATGGAAAGAAAAGGTGGTCATGGATCGTCAGCGTAGAGCAGGAGAGCCAAAGTTTAGTATTAATTATAAGGATTTCTAATGCCAAGATTGCGGATTAGAGATTTTTCAGGTGGTTTAGTTACCAATCAGTCAGAGTTTGATATTTCTGAAAGCCAATACACAGCATTTACAAATGTATCCAATAAAAAACCAGGTCGTTTAGAGAAGTTTAATTCTGAAGCTACCATTAGTGCTGCTAGTTCTGGCTCGGATGTTCAAACAGAGTTTCTTTTATATCGCACAGAGAAAAATGCAGCAGATGCAGACACATCTACTACCTGGTGGGTATATGGTAATGGTACTGTATTAAAAAGACAGGATACCTCTACAGGTACAGGAGGTTCTTGGGCAGATATTACTTCAGGTTGGTCAAGTTCTCCTATCTATGATTTTTTAGTACATAATCAGGCATTACGGATTTCAGATGGGAGCTTTTCTAATGATACTAAATGGTATGGTCATATTAAAAGAGATATTTTTGGTCAAAATATTGCTTTAGGTGATGCAGCGAGTGATACCAGCACTCAAGTACCAAGATTTGCTACAGTTTACCATAACCAGACATTAAATGATTGGTATGTTCAAAATGCAGCTATACCTGCACCTACGATTGTAGCAATGCACATGGCACACGATGGATATTTAGAGTTAAGTGGTGGTGTAATTGATTCTGATAATGCTACTGTTACAGTAAGTAGTACATTAAATCTTACCCCAGGAATGAAAGTATTTAATAATGCAGGCGATAGCGGTATCCCAACTGATGCTTATATAGTATCTATAACTACAGATACTCGTTTTGAAATGAGTGCCAATGCAACTGGTAGTGGTTCTGGTAGAACTATTAAGTTTTCCGCATTAAAAGAAAATAATGATGTAGGCATTTTTGTATATGAGCCTAGACATAAATACGATGATAATGATACGGAAAATGACGAACATAATGCTTGGGTAAATGCAATAGATAATGAGACTTTTGATCCTGCGGATAGATGGGCGGTAACATACTTGTATGACTATGTACAAGAATCTTCTTTATCTTTAAATCGAGATGGAGAAATAGGTGTCACTGGTTTTGAAGTGGAAAAAGGCTCAAGTGAAGAATCAGATAGCACAGGCACGATTGCAGAAGATTTAACACTTACAGAGGGAGATATTAATGTTTCAGATGGCGCACTATTTACAGCATATACTTATATTAAAGTAGATCAAGAAATTATGTTTATTACTGCAATCAGCAGCAATACATTGTATGTTAGGCGTGGTCAATTAAATACACAAGCACAAGAGCATATTTCTTCTGCAAGTATTTCTTATCGTAGCTCACCACAGAAAGGTAGAGCAATTAATTTGGTATTAAATGGTTTAGCTGCTGCTGGATACCATAATCCTAGAATTACTGGTCTAAATATATATTGGCAACCAAAAGATGATGTAGACTGGTATCTTGTAGAAACATTAGATATTAATAAAGGATATTCGGAAAGTATTTTAGGTAATGTTCCAGATACTTTAGTACCAGGTTCAAGTAATTTAGCTCCTTTTTATGCTTCCAATAGTTATAATAGTTATGCGCTAAAAAATTATGGTTATTGGATACCATGTCCAAATCCTGTTGCAGCAGATGATGTTACAAAAGCATCAGACGGTTCAGGAGCGCAATTTACCGCAGATACAGATGATTGGACTGGCGCAAATAATGATTTTGATAACTCTACATCTGGTGGTGTAGCGATTGCAATATTATCAAGAAAGGAAAGCAATGACAGCACAAATCTAAGAACACAATTTAATAGATTAGGTGCATATCATACTCCGTTTACATCTATTACTACTACCAATTCTAAGCTAAAATTTAGAGCAAATAATAATGTCAATCGTGTTCATGCTCAACATACAGCTACTTATGCAAACGTAGTAAAGCAAAACCGTATTACGACACATACCGCATTACAGGACAAAGCAACTACTTGGTATATACCTTTTGATGGTTTAAAGCTGGCAACGTATAATTCTTTAACAGGAAGAGCAGCAAAAACAAAATTAAACTCTATTAAATGGAATACTTCTGCTGTAGTAAATCATAGAGCATATTATGCAGATATAGATACGGTTGATGAAAATGAACAGACCGCTAGAGAAAAAAATCGAATATACTTTACGGATCAATTTAAATTAGATGAAATTTTACCAGGTAGGTATTTTGATGTAGGTAGAAACGATGGGGATGAGATTGTCAAATTAATATCTTACAGGGATCGTCTTTTTGTTTTTAAAGGAAAAAATACCTACGTTTATAATCAACGACATCAACTGGAAAGAACATATATTGGTGTAGGTGCTATTCATAAGCACGCAGTAACCGAAACACCTTTAGGTTTGGTATGTGCAAATAAACAGGCAGTTGTAGCGGTAACTCCAACGTCTGTGCGTGATTTATCGTTTAATATTAAAGATACTTATCAAGGGTTAACATTTGAACAAACTGCTCTTGGTTACGATGGGATACAAAATGAATTATTTGTTATGAATGATGCAGATGCAAATAATGTCTATGTAATGAATTTAGATAATGGTAGTTGGGTAAAACGCGCGATTGGTGCTGCTGATATAAGAAGTAATTATGTTCAAGGAGGCTCATTACGCCCTCAGTATCTTGAAGTTCGATCTTCTGTGGCTACAGTAAATCGAGTTAATACAGGTTCTGCTTCTACCTCTAGTCTTTTAATATTAACTAAGCGTTTTGATTTTGAAGCACCAGATGTGCAAAAAAGATTCAGAAAAATTACAATGGTCTATAAATCAGGCACTGCATTGACTGTTAATTTATATGTAGATGATGGATACACAACTGGTACAGTAGCAGAAACGGTTACAATGGGGACACATAGTAATATTTTAAGTGCAAGTAATGCAATTAGAGCAGTAGGAAAAACATTGCAGGTTAGTATTGCATCTACCAGTTCAGATATTGAATTAGACTCTATTGATATAGATTATGATTTATTAGGCAGTAATCCATAATGCCAGATGTAACACAAGATTTACTTTTTACCGAATTAGAATTAAAGCAAGATTCAATTCTTCCTTTAAAACATGGATTGTATTCAAGTGGAGAAGGTGCAAATGGGAATCTATGTATTTGTGTACATAATGGCACACACTATTTAGGTATTAAAGTACAAAGTCAATGGCATTATGTTTCGATTATTAATGCAGTGAAGCTCGCAAAAAGTGATACGCAAAAAAATCAAACAGAATTTAAAATCAATAATATTGTAAAAGATAATTTTGCTGACTATTTATATCAATTTCAAGATCTTATACTAAATTTATTACGCGATGCTTCTCAATTAGGTTCTTGGGCGGTAGGATGTAATTTTGAAATTGACTATCATCATAGCGATGATTCTATTGTGAACTATTTAACCTTTAATACTAATTCGACTAGTAGTGGTGGATCTGCTACAGTATCTGATAAATCATTTCTAGTCCCATTTGGCTGTAAACTAAAAAATATTAATTTTGCTATTACGGTAGCTGATGCTAGTGAGTCTGCATACGCATTTGAATTATTAGTTAAGAGTTATACTAGCAGTGTAAGTAGCTTAACAACAGAATCTACTATTTCTTTTTCTGCAACCAATCCTACTGGAGAAGCTATTCGCTATATAAACGTAGTGATTAACGTATCTATGAATATTACATCTCATTATTTTGTAACTATTCGCCAAACAGGATTTCCATCAGATAGAGCAGCAACTAAACCTTCTAAAGCAACAGCATATTTTGAAGCGATATAAATTTTATGAAACTTAATAAAAATAATTACTTATATAACAATATAGGAGCAAGTTATGTATCAAATTGTAGACAATCCTAATAAGAAAAGATATGATATTATTAATACCAACACAGGTGAGGTAGTTGGTTTTGAGTATTATTCTAGGACAAAAGGACAAGCAGGATTAGCCTCTAAATCACTTCGTAAACAAAAAGCAATGGATGCTGCTGAACGTACAAAGGCAAGACTGCAAGTAAAAGATACTACAGAAGCTGAGGTTACTCCAGCAGGTATTACAAAAACAGAATTAGGTAATTATACTTCTGAAAAAACAGGGGAATCGTATTCTTCATTAGAAGAAGCAATCCAAGCGGAAAAAGAGTTTGATAGAAGGCAAGGCTTAGAAGAAAATGTAGAAAAATTTGAAGCACGAATTAAAGAAGCAGGTAGACTTAGGGAAGATTTAGCAGAAAGGACTACTGCGAGACAACAAGGACAATTATTAAACCAACTGCAAAGATCTATATTAGGAGCTGGAGGTGAACAAGGGCAAGTAGAAGCACTTACACCAGGAATACAAGAAGGAAGTCAACGAGCGTTGCAAGATTTGCTTACTGGTAGTCAAGCAAAAACCCAAGAACAGTTAGCTACGTTTGTTCCTACTGAAATTAGTGCAGACTACGATCAGGCTAATTTATCGCAAGCAATGCAACGATTCTTGATTGGTGAAGAAACGGATAGAGCAAGAGTACAAGCAGGTTTTGATCAACAACCAGAATGGTGGGAGCAAATGCTAGGAGAAGGAGCTGGAACATTAGGCTCATCATTGGGACAAGTAGCAGGCTCAGGTCTTTTAAAATTAATTACTGGAGGAGTGGGATAAGATGGCTTTCAAGTTTAAAGTAAAGAAAAGACCAAGTATGGGGCAAGCAGTTGCCAGAGCTTTTGTTGCAGGAGCAGCGCAAGGTGGAGCTACCGCTTTGCAAAATGCTATGAAGGAAAGGGAAGAGAGGAAAAAACAACAAAAAATACTTGATCAAGAATTAAGAACAAAATCTAATGATATTGGTAAATTAGCAAATTTAACAGATGATCCAGAAGTCAAGAGAGAATTAAATACCTTACAGATTCAGGCATTAAAATATCCTAACGTAGAATCTTTAGATGATGCAGTGACCGCAACAGGTGTTTTTAACGATACCTCTCTTCAGAGTATTGGTAAGTCAGAATTTAATGCCATGATACCCGAAGAGCGTTTCCCAGTTAAAAAATTTAAAATTGGAGAAACCAGAGAAAGAAAAGTAGGAAGCGACTTTGTTACAGAGTCATATAAAATAAATTCAATGACTGGTCAACCAAGTTGGCAAGAAGTTTCGCGCGCTCCAAGAGTAGTAAAAGAAGAAAAGAAATACAAGGCATACAATAAAACTACTGGCGAGTTAATGCAAGCTACTGAATCTGAAGTAGAAGGCAATCCAAACATTGCATTTGGTACACCACAACAGCCTGCTACAAAAAAGGTATTAAATAAGGCTACAGGTAAAGAACAATTTGCAACAGAAGCTCAAATTGCTAATGAAAAAGGAAATCTTGTACCAACAAAATCGCAACCTGCTTTTTTAGCTCTTTTTGATGAAATTCCAGAGACCATCTCTCCAGCACTTCCAACTTCAATTTCTTTGGGTAAAGCAATGAATAATGAAATTGAATTATCTCCAGGTACTGTTATTAATGATAGTACATTGGGAAAATTAACATTTATAGGTGGGGATCAAGCAGATTTATCTAATTATCGAATAGATGCAAATTAATGGCTGATAATACTCAAAAACTTATTGAGCTTTTTAGAGCTAATAGACCAGATCTGTCTAGCTTAAATGATAATCAAGTAACACAAATTTTACAGAAAGCAAGACCTGAGTTATTTCCCAAACCTCAAGATGATTCACTTCAAATATTAAAGCAAAACCCTTCTAAAGAAGAGCAAGCACAGATTGAATCTATTGGTATAAATCTGCCTAATAAAATTGAAGGTGTGAAACAACCTCAATACTATTTTACGGCAGCAGCAGATGAGCCACCTAAACAGGAAGATGATGGGTTTTTAGATGGTTTACGAGAATCATGGAGTCAATCTAAACAGCGTATTCAGTTTTTTAAAGAAAATCCTGAAAGAGCTGAAGATATAAAAGGACAAGCTACTGCATATCAGTTTGAGCCAATATTAACTTATTTAGACCCTAAAGAAGAAGATCCTATTACCAGAAGAGTGGCAAAAGAATTGGTAATGTTAACAGGCGTTGCTCCTTTAATGAGTATGACTATAGCCGAAGATCCTATCAAAGGTATTGCTGAAATGGGAAGAGTTATGAGTGATATGGCTACAGATTGGCTCAAGTTAGTTGATCCTGATAAACGCGAAGAAGGATGGGATGAAATCAAACGCTCTCCGCTGTTTCATGCGACATTTTTAAGTGGAGTAAATAAAGCAAGAAAAGCATCTAAAAGTAAGTCTCAAAAGAACAATGTTATTAAAGAAATTGACAAAGAAATAAAAGAGTTTACCAATACCGCAGAACAAGTGGTTAAAGACAATCCTCAGTTTGCAGAAACCTTGCAGCAAATAGCAAGAGACAAGGTAAAGAATACTGAGTTTAATCAGCTTGTTAAAGAACGATTTAAAATGAAGCCTAAACCTTTAGAGACTCCTTTGCTCGCTCCAAAGACTTCACCTAAAATTGAAAAGATTAATGCTGAAATTGTAAATCTACAGGAAACTTTAAAAAGTCAACAGTTACAATTAAGTAATCAAAACTTAACTGGAACACAGAGGCAACAGATTAATAGATCTATAGGTAAGATAGAAGAATTGATTGAAGATAATAGGATTAAAGGTCAACAGCTAGGTTATGATGTAAAGATTGATATTACCCCAAGTGATAGACCAGAATATTTTACCAATAGAAAACCTGGTCAGGTGTTGAGTCAACAACAGCTAGATAAATTATATCTTGATTCTAGCAGTGACATTATTTTATTGCCTGAGTCAAAAGGCTTACATGAAAAAGCACAAAAGTTTTATGAGCAATCTTTTAAAGAAATGGAAGGTTTTAATAAAAAATCATGGGAAGATCTGAAGAAGAGTTTAGTTGCAAAAACCGTAGATGTCTCTGGCAATGTAAAAAAGGCAGTCAGAGAAAAAGGTGCGCTTGGTGAACAGGCAGCTATGTTACATGATTTAGCTTTAGGTTCTAATTCAAAGTCTGTCATGTTATTTGAGGATGCAGCAAAAAACATATTCAACGGATTAACCAAGCAAGAAAGAAAATTACTCGATACTATTATAGAAGCAAGAAGAAGTATTACAATACAAGAGTACAAGCCAAACTATAAAGTAGGCGGTGGCTATCAATCAAATACCGCATTATTAAAATTGATGAAAGAAAATGATCCGCGCAAATTTGAAAAATTAAATGCTAGAGCGGATAGTTTTTTTAATGAAATGAGAGTAAACCTAAAAGAATTGTATGATAATGGCTTGATTAATGAAAAAACATTTAATCTTTTAAAAGATAAAGACTACACACGAAAAGAATTTATTGATTATGTTGATCCAAATATATCTTATACATCGGGAGGCAAGAAAATATCAGTTTCTAGTAGTGGTTTAAAAAGATTGGAAGAGGGTTCAGAGAAACGAGTTAACCTTGATCAAGCAGGCAAGTTATTTAGAAATATTAATATGGTGCAGTCTCGTATTGCAAAGAATAAAGCAAATATAGCAATGCGTGATATGATTAGGGAAAATCCCAAGAATGGTATTGCTATTGAAGTAAAAGCGGGTGAAAAAGTCCCTACTGGCTATAGTCCTATATCTTATTTTGAAAAAGGTAAGAAAAAAGAATTTTATTTAGAAAACTCTTTAGCAAATGAATGGGTTTTGGCTGATCCAGCAGCAACTAACTCACTAGCCAATTTTATAGGTTGGGCATCTGGAACAAAAATGTTAAAAGCTATGGCTACTGGATATAATCCAGAATTTGCTATAACAAATATGTTGAGAGATATACCTTATATGTGGGTAACTACTACAGAATATTCACCGCACTTACCAAAGTTTGCATTACAATTAGGAAGAGACCTCACTTCAACTGCAAAAGATGCTTTTAGTAGAAGCGGTAGGTATAGAGATTATGTTATGGAAGGTGGAGGAATGGAGTTTCTTACGCATCAAGGTGGTCTTGGAAAGTTCTATAAACCTACAGGAAAAGTGACTAATGCTTTAGAAGCGTTTAAAGAGGTGGCAAAATATGCTGGTGAAACAAGTGAAGTTTGGGTTAGGTTAGCGTTAAGAGAGCGTGCTTTAAGAAATGGTAAATCTCCATTAAAAGCAACTTATGAAGCTAGAAATTATTTAGACTTTGCTCAAGGCGGTTCTTGGATCAAGGCGTTAGACACTGCATTTCCTTATCTTAATGCTTCTACACAGGCAACAAGAGGTTTATTCCGCGCTCCTACAAAAGATTCAAAAGCATTTGCGACAAAAACAGCGTGGATAGGTGCTACTGCATCAAGTCTTTGGTTAGCAAATAATGCAGTAAACCCTGAAGCCTATGAAGAAATTGATGAGAGAATAAGAAATGATAACTGGATTATTACTACTCCATTTTTTTATAAAGATGAAAGAGGTAATAAGAGATATATGTATTATCGACTACCTAAAGATCAAGGGCAGCGAGTAATAGCTTCATCTACAGATGCTTTACTTGATTATACATACAATAATAAAGTGCCATCTGATCAGGTTTTGAAAGGATTGAAGGATCTTGCCAGTGTGATACCTGTAGATGATCCCCTACCGCCATTATTAGATGCGTATTTAGGTTACACTCATAATGTGGATTTCTTTAGAAGTAAACCAATTTTTGATGATAAAGGTAGATCTGTTGAGCCTTCAGCAGAATTTAATCGAAATACAGGTCAAGCATTTGTTGATTTTGGTGAAGCCACTGATATGAGTCCTGCTAGAACAGAGTATGCGGTGAAACAGTTCACTACCAACAGGAATATTTGGACTGATTTAGTAGGTGGTGGTTATAAGATGCTTACTGAGGGTCAAGATGAGGAAGCTACCGAAGAGTTTACAAGAGAAATGCTTAATAAAATTCCTGGTGCAAGAAGGTTTATATCTTTTACCAACCCATATAAAAGAGACAAAGATTTAACAAGAACCATTGTTGAGCAAAATACAAAGGATAAAGTAAGAAGGGAGTTTGGTGATAATATTTGGCAGCAATTTCGTGCTGGCGAAATGACAAAATCAGAAGTTCGTAAAGCGATAACTGAATCAGATTATTCTTCAGATGAAAAAGGTAAAATTTTAAAAAGATTTATATTCTCTGCTCAAACAAGAAATGTGCGAAATCCTGGGTTTTTTTATGATGGTAAAGATTTAAACCCAATATCAAGAGCAGATTATTTTTTCAGAAAGTATCAAAAGGCAAATAAAGAAGAAAGAAAAATACTGGTAAAAGAAATGAACTCTGTTCAAGGTTTTACATCTAAAAAATTCATTCAACGCTGGAATACTTTAACCAAACAATATTTGGAACAAAACATACCCTAACTCGTTAATATTATTGAACTAACAGCTCGGTCATGCTTACCATAGGCTTAGAGCGTTGCAAACATTAAATAGCGAGGGAAATATGGGTACATACCGCGATTTTTCAGTACAACAAGCAGTCACTCCAGGTGCTTCTGCTGTTAACATTACCAACACTAACACTACAAACGATGAATGTCGTGCTGTATATGTTGGTGCTTCTGGGGATTATAAATTTTATATAAATGGTGCTTGGGTACAGTTTAACGGTACAAACGCAGGATCAATACTACCAATTAGAGCTACAGGAGCAGTTGATGCTGCTGATGACTCTGCAACTGCATCTCACGCAATTATTTTTATATACTAATGCTAGGTTTAGGCATAGCATTATTTAAAGCGTATAACCAAGTATTAGAAACCCTATATGATACTTGGAACTCCATTAGTGAAACATGGGAAAACGTAGGTTCAAATTGGGAAGATTTAGGATAATATTATGGCAAGTTTAACAGGATCAAGTATAGCAAGTAGTTATAATCAATTACTATCATTACCAAGTGGAGGTTTGAATAGCACAACTTTGGTGTCTATTACTGATGGAGATACCTCCACAGCAGTAGGATTTCAAGTTAGTACAAATGCGTTAAGCATGACAGGCACTAATCAATTACAATTTGGAGATACAGGAACTTATATACACCAATCAGCAGATGGTGTTTTGGATTTGGTAAGTGATACAACTTTAGAGTTAAATGGTGGCTCTGGTAGTATGAAAATAGACACCAACTCCAGAATCTCACTTTCTAATAATGGTGGCGAGGCAACTAATACAATTTTTGGCTATCAAGCTGGTAATACGATTCATAGTTCTTCTGGAATGAACACTTTTATAGGACATCAAGTCGCAGATACAAGTAATGATGCCAATGCAGATGAGAATACAGCAGTAGGACATCTTGCATTGAGTGGTTTGACTTCTGGAGCAAAAAATATAGCTATCGGTTCATATGCAGGAATAAATATTACTAGCGGTGACGAAAATGTATTAATTGGAAGGTCTGCTGGAAATAATCATAATAGTTCTGATTTGGTAGCTGTTGGTACTGCGGCATTAGCATCAATTAGTGATGCGGCGGCTGATGGAACAGTTGCCGTTGGACATAATGCCCTGACAGCTTTGACATCTGCGGCTGGAAATATTGCTATCGGATACCAATCAATGGCAGTTCATACCACAGGCGGTAAAAATGTATGTATTGGATACCAAACAATGCTTGATACAAATGAAGGAAGTACAAGTCTTGGTTCTTCAGAGAATGTATTTATAGGTTATCAAGTTG